TATGGTCCTTGGTTGGGCCAATGAAGATGTTGTATCAATATATGAAGCACCATTGGATGATGATCCTTGTAAAGAGTAGTCGACGTCAGTAGTGCCGTCGGCCTTTTTAATTGTGAATGAAGCTAACATAGTGACCTCTTGGTTCCTTTGTTAATGGTTAATATGCACTATGTGCATCATGCCATATTATAGTTCTACGTTCGTTGAACTATAAGAGCTGCTGAAAGAGCAGTTCGGCGAAGGTTCCACCCGTTTGGTGCGGTGAAACCACCGACTGGCGGAAAGCCAGTCCATCGATCGTAAGTAGTATAACGACAACCACCAGCTGGATAAGGACCTGAAACGCTTGAAGAAGCGTAGGGCCCGGAGCAGTTCTGGTAGAAATCGTATGTTACGTAACGATCGATCTTCAGTGAATGGGTAAAGTCGGTTAGTTCCGACAATGGAGCCATTCTTCCCACATCGGTAAGATTAGTGTCGAACTTGTCAACAAGATCTGCGACAGGTAAGAACCAATCGACGACGAAGGAGAAAGGAATGACCTCCCATAAAACATGAAGTGGTCTATCCAATCCTAAGGCAGAGATTAAACCATTTAATATGGCCCTTTCTGTTCTTAAGCGGATAAGTGCATTACACGACACGTTAGCGACGATCTTCGTATCGACGAATTTGGCATATAAGCCAGTATTGTCGTAGGTCGATCCGCCGTAGCCGTCGTCTATAATGGCTGGCAGGCTTGGAAATGTTTCCTCAAAAGAAACTGGACAACGTGCGCCAAGGCGCAACGATTTATTGTTGTTCAGCTCTAGAAAGGATAATTTCTCGTTAACACGTGACCATGTGTTAACGAAAGCTTTAAAATCTCTTAAGACGTTATCTAGCCCAAATTCTTTGGCTAAATAAATATTCGAGAGATCCTTAAAGGACTTCTTGCCGAGCGATCTTACTAAAGATTGAATTGGGGTCCAAAGACTTCCAACTAAATTCTTTAGATCAGAGATCTCGATAATGTTAACAAGTAACGATGCCCCTTCGGGCATACGTCCTGTTGCATTATCATATAGATTTCTGAGTCCTTGATCCCAATCGATCGAGTAGTCAACAGATGGGTTGTGTACCCGTCCTAATGCTGCTTGCTCAAGGGTAAGGACTTCATCACTAAAACTACCGGAATTGGAAATATGGTCGTTGTAAGCTTCCGCGTCTCGCGGAATACTGACAAAGTCCCATTCAGTTCTGGTATGTGAACATGGTTTTGACTTTCGAGTCGGACCAATATCATCAGTGATGGATGAAGACGTGTACGTGTAGGACCTGTCAAACGATACTGTTGAGAGCAGTGTGTAGTCCGCGCCATACGTATGTGTGGTGCGGGTACCGTTAACTGTTCTCGATCGTGATCTTGACCTTGTCATAACGCGCCTCCTAGTCGCTAAGTGTGGCGGAAT